CGCAAGGGCAAAAATTACATTGACGTTCTAAAAGCAACTAACCGCAACTTTTCGACTGATAAAAGTATAAGCGCCTGGCTGGAGAACGCCGCCGAACGAATCGACAAGGTATTGACTATTGACTGGGTTTCGTCCTATGCTTCCCGCCTTTTTTGTTTTTCTGATTACCCGCCCCGGTTTTGGGGCTTTTCTTTTGCCCGTAATAGGGCTAGGTAACCACTTGTAGCGCAGGCCGGAAGTCGCTACCCGGCGAGAACCTAACCAAATCCATTATGAGGAGGTGACAGCGAAATGGCAGGACAGAATAGCGGTAGCGTACCCAAAATGCAAATTAAAGGGATTCAGTCTTACGGAAGTGCCACCGGAACCCCCGCTGAGACCGGGAAAGTTATCTACGGCTCAGATTTGCGTGACGGCAAACAGGGCAAATAGCCCACCCAAATTCGCATGGAATAGCGCAAAAATCCACTTATTTTTAGGAGGTATAAACCATGATTAAAGGCGCGAAAGTAGCAGAACCCGCCGAACTGCTGATGATTAACTTGCAATTATTCGCTGAGGGCGAAGGGGGCGCACCTGCTGGTGATTCCGGCGGTAGCGTAAACAGTACTTCTTCGATTATCCCCGGCGACGACTATGCCAGTGGTGGCCCGGAGCCCCCGGAAAACCAACCGGCAGAACTGATAGACTTTGAGGGCTATAACTTCACCGAAGAACCGGAAGAAGAAATCCCCGAAGGCGAGACTGTTCCTCCTGGTGGAGAAGAACCTGACGAAGTACCCGAACCCGTAAAGAAGGAGCAATCCCCCGAAGCTAACGCCGCCTTTGCTGAATTGCGGAGGAAAGCGGAAGAAGCGGAAAGGGCATTAAAAGCCCGTGATTCATGGGTAGAACAGAACTTCGGACAACAGGGGCTTAAAACATGGGAACAGTACCAGGCAGCGGTAGAAGAAGGTAAACGGCAGCAGGAAGTAGCCAGACAGCAGGAAATGCAGCAAAGACCACAAGCGGTCTACCAGCAGTCTTACCAACAGCTTATAGAGCAAGGCTATGACCAGGAAGTAGCTCACAGAATGGCTACCATTGAGGCTAACAATGTGGCCCACAGCCTGGAAGTACAGGCCATGAAGGATAAACTGGCCATGCTGGAAAGACAGGAGCAGGAGAAAGCCCAGAGGGAGCAGGAGATTCGCCAACAGCAAGAGCAGGAGGCCGCTAAAGAGAAAATGACCCAGGAATTGCTTTCCGACCACAAGAAACTGCGGGAGGAATATGGCGACCTTGTGCCTGCTGACCTAAGCAAACTGGACCAGCCTACCATTGATAGGTTACAGCGTGGCTATACCCTATATGACGCATGGTTTCTGTCTAACCGTACAAAGATTACCGAGCAGACACAAAAGGCCGCTGCCCAGAAAACACTTAACAACCTTAATAGTAAATCTCACCTTAAGACTGAGGGTGACGGAGCAGGGGATTCCAACGCAAGTACAATACCTTTGCCTGCGGAAACCCTTGCTATGTATATGGATTCTGGCATGACTGAAAAGCAAGCCAGAGCTTTCCACAAAAAACTATATGGATAGGAGATGAAAAGATGTTTGTACTTGAAAGCACTTATGACGGTGCAGGAACCGTTGTTGAGGTATTACCGTTGACTAACAATGAGGCTGCGGCTGTTGGGGAAACCTTTAAGTTTTCCAGCGGAAAGCTGACTAAGGCTTCGGTTTCCGACAAACCTGCTTATATCGGTATTCAGAAGGTAGTCGCTGGTGCGAGTAACAACGTTGAGGCCATTGCCGTTCGTGCCGACCAGGTATGGCTGGCCGATTATACCTCTACCGCCAGTCCGGTAGTGCCACCGGCAGTTGGTGCCACTCACTGCATAGACGCAGACGGCTTAAATGTTGACGCTGATAAAACGAAGGATACCAGCGAGGTAGCCGGAAAGGCAACCATTATTTCGGTGGATACTGCCAAAAAGAAATGCCGGGTTAAGTTCGAGTAGCCCGGACAAGCAACTAAATAACCTGCACAGATGGAGCTTTTAAAGAAGCTCTTTTTTTGTGCCCAAATTTTGAGAGGAAGTGAAATATAGTGATTGTAACTGCAACTGCGGGGAAATTTGACCAGACACTGGGTAAATTCGAGGGGCCGTTGATGGCGTACATGGTCAAGGAAGAAGCTGATTTCGCAAAAGATAGTGTTAAGAAAAAACTATATAACGTGCGTAAATCTAAGCACTATAGCGAAAGTTTTGGCGGGGTAACTGGCATTGGCCCGTTTGTACCCACCGATGGCGCCCTACCATACGAAGCCTTTGAAGAAGATTACGCAAAAACGATGATTCATACCGTGTTTAAAAAGGGTATTGAAATCAAGCGTGAGCTGATTGATGATAGCCGCATTTTAGACATGGAGTCTATGGCAGGAATGCTAATAGACTCATGGAATGCGACAGTTGAGGAATTGCTCCATGCCCCTTTTAATAATTGTACGGCCACTACCTATACTTTTGGCGGCAAAACATTTGACATCAGTGTAGCCGATGGACAGGCGTTGGCTTCCAACGCTCACCCGTCCAAAACCGGCAAAGGCAGCGACCAGGACAACTATACTACCAATGCTTTTAATGTAACCAACCTTAAAATTGCCGAGGATATGATGAAAAGTTTCACCACCGATATTGGCATGAAGGGGAATTATAAAGTAGACACCATTTTCGCAGCCTATGATATACGGAATGAAATCTATGAAGCCATGTATTCTGCCGGCAAGTTAAACTCTGGGGATAATAACGTGAACCCCTATAAAGAGAAGTTTAACGTCATTATTTCCGATTGGCTAAAAGATGGCTACTGGTTTGCCATTGATAGCCGGGTAATGAAACGTAACCTGTATTTCCTGGAAAGAGTGCCTCTGGAAATTAGCTCCCAGAAGGACTTTAATTCCAATAATTGGCAAATTGGAGCTTATGCCAGGCTGTCTTTGGGTGCGAAATCGTGGCCCTGGGTGATTTGCAACATACCTGCTTAGCGCAAATCTGTTGTAACCTGTGGCTAAAAAGGTATAATTATTATGTGAGGGAACCGGGAGTCATGACCCGGTTAAAACAGGCTTCCCACCTGGCCCTCACTTAATAAAATGTAAAATCCTTAAATGGACGGGGCTTAAACCCAATAGCGAAGTCCAACAAATCTCAATGTTTTAACCCAACATCAACCGAGCACCCAAACCGGGTGCTTAATTTATTTTCTGAACAAAATTCTGTAGGAGGTGACCCTATTGCTTCATACTGCAAACTCCAATGGGGTACAGGAGGCGGTAATACTTGAAAGCGAACCCCAGGTACTAACCAATAAAATCATTCGCGAATCTGTTGCCGCCGTAGCGGGCAGTACCGGAACTGGGACAGCTATCCCTAACAGCGGGATAACAACCATATCCTCGACCGACGGGGCGAAGAACTACGTTCTGGCTGACCCAACCGCTGCCGGTGATAGAAAAATGATAATCTGCACTGCCGGGAGTGCTTCTAATACCTGCGTGGTTACAACCGGCTCGGCTGCCTGCACTTTTGACGGGACTAACAGAAAGGCGACTTTTAACGGCGCTGGCGATTCCCTGGACTTGGTGGCATTGTCTACTACTCGGTGGTTTGTCAACGTCAACAACGGCGGTGTAGTTCTGTCTTAGAGTTAACGAACATGGGGGGCTATTAAGCCCCCTTTTTATTTTAAGGAGGAGAACCCGTGAAGAAATTAGCCATAATCGGCACAGCCCCAAGCAGTATGCACTTAGCCCCGTACAACAACCCCGACTACGAGATATGGATACTTAATGGCGTTTACAGCATGATTGACTTCCGGGCCATAACCAACATTACCCGGCACTTCGATATTCATTCCCTGGACGTAATTAAGACTATGCCTAGCGGTTATTTTGAGTACCTACAGGGGCTTACTATCCCGGTATATATGCAGGAGAACTTTGCCGAAGTGCCAACCTCAATCAAATACCCCCTGGATGAAATACTTGCAATGTTTCCCCGGCGGTACTTCACTAATTCCATATCCTACATGATTGCCCTGGCAGTTTATGAGGGCTATACCGATATATCCCTTTACGGTGTAGATATGGCTGTATCGGGCGAGTATGAGCACCAGCGACCTTCCTGCGAGTACATGATTGGTTACTGCGAAGGTAAAGGCATTAACTTCTATCTTCCGGCAGAATCAGACCTGCTTAAAACCTTGTTTCTGTACGGGTTTGAGGACGAAAAGAAACACGCATTTATAGCCAAACTATTGGCCCGCCAACAGGAGATGAAGCAGAAGAAAGCCGAGTACCAGGCGCAGATAGACCAGGCCAAGGCATACATGAATACCTATGACGGAGCATTACAGGACGTTAACTATATGCTCAAGTCCTGGGTGTGGTAAGGAGGGAAACCATGTTAAAACGTGAAGATGTGGTGCTGAACAACAGCGACACAAAGATACTTTGGGCTATATATGAAACCTTGCAGGAAATAAAGTCCCTGCTTCAAGTGCCTGCAACAGCTGAGCAGACACAAGAAAGCAAGGCTGAAACTTCCCTGGAAGGCTTAAAACGTAATGACCTAATGGCCTTAGTCAAGGCCCTGCCGGAAAAGCCGGAAGGGTGGACTAGGTTCACCAACCAAGAAATGATTAACCTTTTAAAGAAAGAAGGTGCATAAATAATGAGTATAATACATGGTAGAAATCCCGAAGGTGAAAGCGTAACAGGCACTAATCCAGTACTTATTGGAGCGAAAGACATAAACGGAAATTCTATTTTTTTGACGACAGATTCGGATGGCAAACTACAGGTAGCAACTGACTTACAGGTTGTATCAGTAACCGCAACAGATGTAACTATCCATGACTCAACAACCCCGGAGAACAAGCTAAAAATCAATACGGATGGTAGTGTTAACACTCAGCTATCGGGAAGTAATCTTAAAG